ATTCTAACCCATCGCAGGGAGTTGCTGACTCAAGCGGGCAAACTAAACAGCTGCGATATTTTGATGGTGGAAACTTTGAACAACCAAATTAAACGGGGGCTAGATCTAAGCCAGTACGATTTATTAGTAGTGGATGAGGCGCATATAGGCAACTTTCGAAAGGTTATTAAGGGGTTCGAGGGCTTTGTAATTGGAGCGACTGCAACGCCAGTATCAAATCCGCCACTCAAAGAAAGTTATAGCGCTATTGTTTGCCCTGTGGGCATAGAGTCATTGATTGGGCAGGGATGGCTTGCGGTTCCAAAAACTTACGCAATGCACCCCGTCGACACTTCTAAATTAGCGACGGCCCGAGGCGAGTATACAGAGGCAAGCCTAGACGATGCTTTTAATCGCCCGAAAGTTTATGAGGGGGTAGTGCATGAATTTTGCCAAAAATGGGCCGATAAAAAGGCTATTGTATTTTGTGTAAATATTAGCGCCACGATCAACACGGCCGAGGCATTTGCTAAGGAGTTGGGAACAGATAGGGTTTTTGTAGCTCATTCGGATTTACACCCACAGGAACGCCCGGCAATTATTGAAGCCTTTACCCAATCCAAAAACGGCATCCTAGTTAACTGCGGTATAGCTACCACTGGCTTTGACTGCCCAGATATTGAGGTGGTAGTAATTAATCGCGCCACTAAGTCGGTGGCACTATGGTTGCAAATGGTGGGCAGAGCTTCGCGCAGGACCGAGCAAAAAGAGGCTTTTACAATCCTAGACTTTGGCGAGAATGTAACGCGCTTAGGTTTCTGGCAGGAGCCGCGCGATTGGGCGCACCTGTTCGAGCATCCTAAGAAGAAAGGCGAAGGCGTGGCACCGGTTAAGGACTGTGCAGCGTGCGGCTTTGTAGCTTACGCGTCTGCTCGAATCTGTGCTAACTGTGGGGCGGAGTTTGCACCTAATCCTAAGACTGAGGCGGAGGTGTTGGCAGAGCTAAAGGAAATGCAGTACAAAGCATTGGGCACACTGGAGGGCCGTAAAATTTACGACATTGCCAAAAATCCCGCCGACCTATTCGAGTTGCAACGGGTTAAAAAGTACAAACAGGCTTTTATTGAGCGTGTGCTATACTTCGCCAATTACACAGAATTACAAAGGTTTTGGCGGTCAAAAGGTTATACCGATGGCTACCGATGGCGCAAAGAAAGGGATTTTGCAGAGGGCGCTCCAGTGGCAAATTTTACTATAAGATTGCAAGAAAAATGAAAGATAAAATATTATTACACGAAGTAATTGAAATGCTGTCAGCCAATGCAATTCAAATTAAACTTTTAACGGGTACAACAGACGCATCGGGGGGCTATGGATGGCACACTTTTTATTCGGTAACTTTACTAGGAACTGTTGAATATTGCCCATATTGTAGAGAAAAGGAAAATAAAAACTATTCAGATACAGCACACCCTTTAAATCGACATAGTTGGAGGCGTGAAAATCCAACTTTATTTTACGGAGAATTTCGTTGTCATGAAAAATTAATTGAAGCTCTTTTTCCTTTTACGGATAAAAAATACAATCAATTTGGACAATGACTAACTACGCCATAATCCCAAACAGAGGTATTTATTATTTTAGTAAAAGAAAAAAAACTAAGTTTGTACCCCTATTTAAGATTTGCAAGGTCAACGGAACCACCTTAGAAGAGTTCCACGAGCTAATCAACATACTAGAAATAACTTTAAAAAATGGCACCACAAAACAACAAACCGACCCACGCCCGAATAGCTTGGGTGGAGGTAGTCCCAGAGGGGATACTAATTAAACAGATTGGACTGTATACTGAGGATGGCGATTACATCCGAGATGCTAAACTTAATGGCGATCTACTTTGCACACTTACCGAGCATCCGCTAGCTATTACGATATGCAAATAAATTTCCTGCCTAACATAAAACTGAGCAACAAATTTACCGTAATGCCAATTACGGAATATTTGGAGCTTGTAAGGAATGGCACGTATATTAACAGCATTGAGGCGTTTAGAAACTCGGCCGCACTATCAAAAGACCAGCAGGCCGAAATTAAGCAACAGATCCCTGCAGTAACGATCAGCGGAATTTTTAAAGACAGCGTTAAAAATGCAAACCTGCTTACCCACTCGGGGCTCATTTGCATAGATTTTGACGCGGTAGAGAATCCCGGGCAATTAAAAGCCGAGCTGAGCAAAGACCCGTATACTTTTGCCGCCTTACTTTCCGCCTCAGGCAATGGCTTGGCCGCAATCGTACGAATAGAAGCCGACAGGCATTTGGATGCGTTCAACGGCCTTAAAACATACTATTTTCGCAATTACGGGCAGTTGATAGATGCGAGTTGTAAAAATGTCAGCCGCCTGCGTTTCCTTTCAGTAGATCCTTTATTATTTACCAACCCGTCGAGCAAGGTATTTAAGGAGTATCCAAAAAAGGAAGCAAAGCCTAAGGTAGTTAATACGGTGCTAACTGGCAACGAGTTCGACGAGCTTATAGATAGGATTTGCAGAGGCGGGTACGATTTAACGGCGGGGGTATATGCCAACTACCTAAGCATTGGGTTTGCACTGGCTTCTGAGTTTGGCGAAAAAGGGCGCGAGCATTTCCACGCCGTATGCGCGCAAAATGATAAATACGACCCTGCAAAGGCTGACAAGCAGTTTACATATTGCCTGAGAGACACTGGCCTAAGCAAGGTAACGATAGCGACTTTTTACTATTACGCTAAAGAGGCAGGCGTTGAACTAAAAAGCCAGCAGTCGGTAAAGCTCGAGAATATAGCTAAAATGGCTAAAAAGCAAGGGCGCGCTCAAGAGTCAGTTATTGAAATTGCACGCTTAAACGGGATGGATGTAGAGAAGGCCACAGAGACGGCAGCGGCGGTATACGATAGCAACGTTAATCTGGCTTTAGTTGGGCAGACTAACCTCGGCCTAGTGCAGCTATACCTATCCAATAATTACCAACTGTACTATAACACTATTACAAATGATTTAGAAGACCGCACGGTAACATTTAACAATAGGGCTAAGCAAATCGATGATATGTCGTTAAATACGATGTATCTGAAATTTTCAGAATTAACAGATAACAAAATATCATTTGAGTTTTTTTGCCGTGTGGTATATTCAGAACTTACAACCTATTACAACCCCTTCGAGGATTTTATACGGCTCAATGGCTCAATAACCCGCTCAATGGGGTTAATTGAAGATTTGGCAAATTGCATTGAAACCCCGACGCCGAATGTAGCAAAATACTTAACGCATTGGGGCGTTGGAATGATAGCCAGTATATTCGGCCGCACTAGCCCCCTGGTCTTAGTGCTAGCAGGTGAACGGCAGAACACAGGCAAAACAGAGTTTTTTAGGCGCCTGCTTCCACCAAAACTTAGCAACTATTACGCAGAGAGTAAACTGGATGGCGGTAAAGATGACGATATTTTGTTAACCAAAAAGCTCATTATTATGGATGATGAATTTGGGGGTAAGTCTAAGTTGGAAAGTAAGCGCTTTAAGGAGTTAACAAGCAAAGCCAGTTTCTCAATACGCCTACCTTACGGACGAACTCACCGCGATCTAAAACGCTTAGCCGTATTAGCAGGCACTACAAATGATTTGGGCCTAATCAGTGATCCAACAGGCAATCGCCGAATTTTGCCAGTCAATGTAACGGCAGTCAACCAAACTCAATACAACGCTATTGACAAATCCGCACTATTTATGGCCTTTTATGACTTATACCAAAGTGGCTTTAAGTGGGAGTTATCAAGCGCTGACATAGCAGAATTAAACGAAAATAGTGATGAATTTAACGCTATTAATTTTGAGGCGGAATTAATAAACCAATTTTTATTTAACCCAAAAGAGGGCGAATATAGCACATATTTAAGCAATACAGAAATCAAAATTTACCTAGAATTGTGCTCAAATCAGAAGATTTTTGACACTCGCAAGCTCGGAATGGAGTTAAAAAATATGGGATTTTTGCAAAGGGTGACTAAACTAAACGGCAAGAGCCAGAGAGTTTTTAGGGTCGGAAAGATAAAAACGTTACAAAATGACTAAAAAAAGGTTTTTCTCTGTAGCGTTACTAGGCTTGGGTTTGCGGTCGATTTTGGCGTTTGTCTACACTTTCTACACGAAAATACATAACATTGCTGAGCGTATTATACTACCCTGTATTTTACCTAATTTCTATTTACTACTTTCCAAAGTCTTTGTATTTCTCTGTAGAAAGTGTAGAAAAGGGCTGTATCCCAAGCCTACACAGGCTACATTGCATATTGGGGTCTCTGTAGAAAGTGTAGAAAATACGCTGTATCCCTTACTGGCATTGGCTACATTGCATATTCCACTAAATAGGACACTAAAGAATATATATATATGAATGAGAATCAATTACAACAAAGTATTTATTTATGGTATCAAAATACCTATGTCATCCACGATAAGCGTTGCATGATCCTGAGCATACCTAATGGAGGGCTAAGGGATAAGATGACAGCGGTAACGATGAAGGCAACAGGGTTGTATAAGGGGGCGGCTGATTTACTGGTAGTATACAGGGGTTGGGTTGGGTTCGTCGAGCTAAAGACTGAGGTAGGTATACAGAGCCCTGAGCAAAGACAGTTCGAGGCCCATTGCATTGAGGCAGGATTACCCTATAAGATAGTGCGTACATTGTCAGAGTTCCAGGAACTAATCCTTACATTAGATGCCAAGCGTTAACAAACCCAAGTCGGACAAGGGAAAGCCTAAGCGTCCTTATCAGAAAGGTTCCTATGTCGAGGTTAGATACAATACAACGCGATGGCGTAACGTGCGCGAACAGGTACTGCAATGCAATCCGTTATGTGTTAACTGCGAATCGTTGGGATTGCTGACAGTTGCACAGATGGTAGATCACATCGAGCCAGTGCGATTAGGTGGCGAGTTCTGGGATATGTCCAATCTTCAGCCCCTGTGCAATTCATGCCATGCTTCCAAGTCCGCGCGAGAAAGAAATGCGACCCCATACCCCCCTTTGGATCTATGAGGTACGTGCTCAAAACCGCGGGTCTTATTTTTATTCACACCCGTGCAAAAATAAATGTACTAAATTTTAGACTATATTTGTAAATATGAAAGGAAGGCCACGAATACCTACCGAAATTAAGGTAATGAAGGGAACGCTAAGCCCGAGCAGGGAATTAGCCGCACCTATGATTGTCGAACTAAGCGAAGGGGTGCCACAACCTCCAGCGCATTTAAACGCTTTGGGCTTTGAGTACTGGGATATCACTTGCAAGGAATTAAAAAACAATCATTTGTTAACAGGCGTGGATCTTGGATTAGTTGCCGGATACTGCAACGAGTTAGGACTTTACAAGAAAGCCTGCGTAATAACCGAGCAAGAGGGCGAAGTTGTGTTAAATCGTTTCGGGGATAAAGTCATTAGCCCCTGGTACGATGTTAGGAGCCGGGCACTTAAGCAAGCTACACAAATGGGCCAGCTCTTCGGAGTTACGCCAAGCGCGAGGGGCAAGATTGAAACGGGCAAGAGCGCGCCAGTATCTAAATTGGAACTTTTACAAAAATCAAAAATAGCATGAAAAAGAAAACAGAAACAACCGAGCCAGTGGAATTGACAGAGGGCGTAACCTTTAGAGTTGAGCCTAGCGGCTTGCATTTTATCGTTAGCCGTAATCAAGGCAGCGGTTTTAAACCTTGCGGCAAAGATGGGCTTTGGGCTGAAGTGCCGCACCTGTACAGAAACGAATACCTTGCCGCTCAGGCGTTAACCTATTTCGTTGAAAATAGCTGAACAGTATATTGAGGGCGTAGTGAGTGGGCGCGTAATTGTGTGCGAACACGTGCGCAATGCTGTTAACCGCTATCTGTCGGATCGCGCTAACGGTTGGGCGTTTAGTGAAAACTACGCGCAGCACGCCATCGACTTTATCGAACAGCTCGAGCACTCGACAGGAGACTATGCCGGCAAGCCGTTTAAGTTGGAAGGGTGGCAGGCTTTTATAATTTGGAATCTGTTCGGGTTTCTTAATCCCGACGGCTCGCGAAGATTTACGCGGGCTTATGTAGAGGTACCCCGAAAAAATGGGAAATCTACTTTTAGCTCCGCGGTTATGCTTTACGGGTTAATGGCTGACGGCGAAAGCGCAGCGCAAGTTTATAGCGCAGCTACAAAGTTAGATCAGGCAATGATGGTATTTGCGGAATCTGTCCGCGTTTGCCAAAATGTCGACTGGCTAGCAGAATCATTAACCGTTAACAACAGTGTAAACAATCGCCGCATACTTTACGGGCAATCTGTTTACAAGCCCCTCGAATGGAACCCAAGTAAACAGGACGGACTAAATACGCACTTTGCAGTGATTGACGAATACCACGCGCACCCTAATGATGAGCTTTACAATGTATTGCGCAACTCGATGGGCGCAAGGAGGCAACCGTTGTTATTTACAATTACCACAGCGGGCTTTAATCGTGAGTCGCCGTGCTACAAACATAGAAATTACTGCGCCTCCGTTTTATCTGGAGCGATTGTAGACGATGCTTTATTTAGCGTCATTTATACGCTAGATGAGGGCGACGATTGGACAGACTCGGCAAACTGGGCAAAGGCTAATCCTAATTGGGGTGTTTCGGTTTATCCGCGCCAGTTAGAGCAGGCGCTAACCGAGGCTAAGGAATTTGTGCACAAAGAAGTTGAATTTAAAACAAAGTTATTAAACGTATGGACCGACACGGCAATGACTTGGATTAATGACAGCACTTGGATGGAATGCGCCGAGTTGCAAAAACTAGACGGGATTTGTTACGGAGGTTTGGATTTGGCGAGCACTGGAGACTTTTGCGCATTTACTTTGTATTGGCCCGAATACTCGGCTATTCGCACTTGGTACTTTTTGCCAAGCGAGGCAGCTTATAAAAGAAAGGATGCAGCCGGGGCAAGTATTCGGCAATGGATTGCAGACGGTGTAATTACTGCAACCGATGGCAACGTAACGGATTATAATTTTATCAAAGCACAAATATTAGATTTGGCATTGGAGTTTGAAATTAAAGATATTGCTTACGATCGCTTCAACGCTTCGCAGCTTGTAATTGATTTACAAAATGAGGGCTTGCAAATGTACCCATTTGGGCAGGGCTTTATTTCAATGAGCAGCCCAACTAAGGAACTGGAGCGATTGGTAAAAGATGGCAGGCTGAAACACGATGGCAACCCCGTTACCCGTTGGATGATGGGTAATGTATTGCTAGCAAGCGACCCAGCGGGAAATATCAAGATTAACAAAGCAAAGAGCGGGGATAAGGTCGATGGGCCTGTATCTATTGTAATGGCATTGGGCACGGCTATGCAGGACGCTGCCAAAGAAAAGGAATCAGACTTTTGGTTTATAAGCTTATGAGATTCGTTGACGATTTTATGAACAAGTATTATTTTAACCTTCCTAAGTATCGCACTTATGAGGATGCCTATAACGCTACCGAGGCCGAGTACCTGGAAAGATACGGCGTGCCACGCTATAAAAACTACGACGTATTTCGTTCGGCTCTTTGCAGGTGGCTAGCCCAGGGGCGCAATAAATAAGATTTGTTAACACGGCAAAATTTTAGGAGTTGTAATTTGCACCGATGAATTTAAGATTCTGGGAAAGGAAAACAGAAAAACGCTCGATGCTAACGCAGCCCGCGGACTGGTTTGTAAATACCTTAAACAATATTTTTGGCTACCAAACCAAAAGCGGCCAAGCCGTAAATAATACAACGGCGCTAAGCATTGCATCCGTGCACGCTTGCGTTAGAGTTATTGCGGATGGAATCGCGGGGCTAGGATTGAAGTTGTATAAAGACGACGGGCAGAATAGGGATCAAATTATAATCCACTACGCCACAGCTTTAACTAACGAGCCGAATCCCTATCAAACTAAATACGATTTTACCAAGTACATGACTAGCCATTTGGCGCTAACTGGTAACGCTTACGCTTTTATTAATCGCGATGTCCGCAACATCGGCATAGAGTTGCACCCAATCGCGCCGCAGTACGTTACCCCTGTTATGCAGGACGGCCTTTTATTTTACAAGGTTACACTCGCAGGATACCCGGGCATGATCCCTGCAACGGAAATGCTACACTTTAAAGGAATGTGTGGCGACAATCCGCTAGTAGGTTTGAGCCCAGTAGTATTACATGCGGAAACTTTAGGTATTGACTTGGCAGCAATCAGCCAGAGCGCGGGCGTTTATAAAAATGGAGTATTGAAATTTTTGTTAACGTCAGACGCGCAGATAAAAATAGATCAAGCAGGGCCGTTAAAAAAATCCCTCGACGATGTTATAGACGGAGCAAGCCGTAGCGCTGTGCTTCCTAACGGAATCAAGATGGAAAAATTAAGCCTAAGCCCAGAGGAAGCACAGTATCTTGAGACCCGTAAATTCAGCAGCGAGGAAATCGCACGAATCTTTGGAGTGCCCGCGTCAATGATCGGCGCAACGGCAGGGATTAAATCAAGCGTTGAACAGGAATACCAAGATTTTTATGCGCGTACTCTAATGAGCTACGCTATAAACATCGAGCAGGAACTAGCGCGTAAGCTTTTAACAGAAAACGACAAGCTTACATATTACTTTAAATTTAATTTCAACTCACTATTGAGGGCCTCCGCCAATGAGCGCGCAGACTATTATAACAAAGGCATTCGAGGCGGCTGGCTTTCACGTAACGAGGCGCGAGTTTATGAGGATGTAAACGCGTTTGATGGCGGCGACGAATATTTAATTGAAGCCAACTTAATGCCATCAAGTCAAATCAACGAGTATATGGATGCCAAGATTGCAAACCTTATGGCGACTGCAGACAAAAACAATAACCCCGACGGCGTAAATAATCAAACAATAAACTAACATGAAACAAGAGAGGCGCACATTTACGGGCACCGTCCACACCAGAGCAGACGGCGAAGGCATGCCAAAAGAAATTGGTGGCATCGCTGCCGTGATTAATTCAGTAACTGACCTTGGATACTTTGAAGAGGTTATTATGGCGGGGGCGTTTGATAATGCTTTGAGTAAAGATTACGATATCCGTTGTTTGTTTAATCATGAAGCCGATTTAATTTTGGGCCGCACTAAGGCAGACACTTGCAAAGTATTTGTAAATGGCGACGGTAATTTAGAATATACTTGGGTGCCAGATTACGAGAACCCCACGCACATGTCAGTAGTTCGCAGCATTATGCGCGGCGACATTACGCAGAGCTCATTTGCTTTTACAATTAAAGAACAGTCTTGGAGCGAAAGCGAAAAGTACGGAACGATGGGCAAGCGTAAAATAACAATCATTGAGGACCTGTACGATGTTAGCCCTGTAACCTATCCCGCGTACGAGGATACAGAAGCAGACGCCCGCAGCATCGCAGCCATAAGAGACCAAGAGCTAGAAATTGAAGCCGCCAAGCGTAGCAATGCTAGCGCAGACATTTTGAAACTTGCTTTAGCCAGATACACAAACTATTAAAAAAACAAAAATCATGAATAAAATTAAAGCCCTAAAAGAAGAGCGTGGACGTTTGCTCGGCGAATTGTCTACCTTGCAGTCAACTATCGAGCGCGAAGCGCGTTCTATGGCTGACACTGAAACCAACCGCTTAAGCGAAATCGAAGCCCGTTTAGGCGCGATTAAAGCAGAGGTTGAAACCCTAGAGAAATTGCAAAACCTTGCAGCTCAAGCCGCAGGCCACAGCGCAAGCCGTAGCGAGGAAAAAGAAAAGTCAAACATGGCTAAAGATTACAGCTTCAAACGCGCAATGGAAATGGCTATTACTGGCCGTCGTGAAGGTGTTGAGGGTGAATTTTCTGCAATGGGTGGCTCTGAATTTCAGCGCTCAGGTGTTAGCGTTTCTGCTCACTCTATCAAAATCCCTTCTGAAGTATTCACTCGTGATATGACTGCAACAGGTGGAAGCTCAGGCTCTGAAGGTGGAGTAAATATCCAAACTTCTGTTGGTTCAATTATTGACGTTTTGTTGCCTCGCACAGTATTGGCAGGATTAGGCGTTCAGCGTTTGAGCGGCCTTGTTGGAAACTTGGATTTACCAACAGCATCAACTTTGCCAAGTGCAGGTTGGAATACTGAGAACGGCACAGCTACTGAAAAAAGCCCCGCGTTTTCAAAAATCACATTTAGCCCTAAGCGTTTGGCTGCCTATATTCAGGTATCTAACCAGTTGATGTTGCAATCTAGCAACTCAATCGACGGGTACGTAAGAAATTGGTTGCTTAATGCTATGGCACAATCTTTGGAAACTGCTGCTATCAAAGGTGGTGGATCTAATGAGCCTGTAGGTATTATCGGTAACGCTAACGTTAACGTAACTTTCGCAGGTGGCGCAACTTCAAACGCAACTAACGCTAACGGTATCGCTCCAGTTTGGGCCGATGTTGTTAACTTGATGAAAGCCGTTGAGAACGCTAACGGTAACGGAGTTGCTTATTTAACTAACCCATTGGTTAAAGCTAAATTGCAAACTACTGCCCGCCAATCTTCAGGTGTTGAAGGTAACTTCATTTGGCCTTCTGGTGGTACTGATTTGAACGGTTACAATGTTCAAACAACTACCTTGGTGCCTAGCAACTTGAGCAAAGGTTCTAGCTCTACCTTGTCTGCAATGATCTTCGGAGACTTCAGCAAAATGGCTATTGCTAACTGGGGCGGAATGGAGTTGACAGTTGACCCTTATTCTGGTGCTACTGCCGGCTTGACTAACGTTGTGCTTAACGCTTATTTGGATTGCAACTTGTTGAACCCTGCAGCCTTCGCGGTTTGTAAGGACATCGTTGCCTAATCACTAGCCCGCTCGGGGGCCTAAAAGTCCGAGTGCTGCGGGGGGTCTTGACTGCACCCCCCACGGGCCAAATGTTAGTAAAATTTTTGATCAATCCAACAGGCCACTTTAACCTTAGTTATAACTTGGGCGAAGTGGTAGACATTGAAACAAAGCAAGCCGAGTTATTACTTGAAGCTGGGGCTGTTGAAGTTGTAGCTGCACCTAAGACCAAAAAGAAACCGACTAACCCAGAGACCGAATTAGACGCCGAATAATGTTTAAATCTAGAAGATACACAGCCTTTGCAAATGTAGCCACAGACTACTTAAGTTTAGCGGATGCTAAGCAGCATTTGCGCGTTACGGCTTCCGATGACGACAGTTATATTAGCGGTCTTATCAGTATGGCCGTTGACGCCTGCAGCAATTACTTGGGCTACTCGATTAAGAAGGGTACGGCAAAATATGGCTTTGATAGCTTTACAGGCTCGCCTGCGCTTATCAATCCCGTTAACGGCCTCAATATACCTAGCGGCAATTACTTGCGCGTAAATAGCCGCGTGTTGGCTGTTAACTCTGTTTCTTACGTTAACTCTAGCCAAGCGGTAACGGCATTTGCTGGCAGCGATTGGATAGTAGCACCTGACCCAATGGGGAACTACTCACGAAATATCTTTATCAATACCGCGCCCGACTCGATTACAGACGATACAATAAAATATATTATTGAAGTATCTGAGGGATTTAATCCAGTGGGCACAGCAAGCGTTGACCCAGATACTATATTTCCAATGGCTATTAAACATGCTGCTTTGCTTTTGGTAGGCCAATACTATGATAACAGGAACGCGATAGTAGTGGGAACCATCCAAAGCAAAATATCTTTAGGCTTTGAGTATCTTCTAGACCCTTACAAAATCCAAATCATACTATAATGCAGTCGGGATCTATGGACGTATTGGTAAGCCTGCAGAGTTATGCGGAAACGATCGACGCCAATACAGGAGAGAAATTACAAACGTGGACCGAATATGCAACGGCTTGGGCTCAGCGCGTAGAACAGGAAAGCGGAAGCGAGCAAGTGAACGCGGACCGCAGAGAACATAAGCAAATTGTTTACTACACAATCCGCTATAATTCAGCGGTAAGCGTAAAGCATAGAATCGTTGACGCGGGGCTTAATCACAACATTGTTAACATTGCAAACCTAGCACGCAATTTATATTTGAAGCTACAAACGGAATTAACAGAGTGAGCAAAAACGTTGAAAATATTGCCGAGGTTATAGACGCCTTAAAAGCAATGGGGGTCGAAATCGACAACCCCGAATTTCAGCGCATGCTCAAAGCTCAGGCATTACCAATAATTAGTAGTGCAAAGAACTTAGCGCCAAAAGATAGCGGAGACTTAGCGGCATCCATCGGCTTTATTACTGGCAAGGATAAGGACAATAAAACAAAAGTGCTGATTGGATTGCGCAAAGAATATTACAATAACTACCTCGGACCGATGTTTGAATATGGCACCGTTGCACGTATACAGGAAAAGACAGGCCGCTATACTGGCATTATTGAAGCCCGCCCTTTTATGCGCCCGGCATTAGATCAAAACGCGGGCAGAGTAACGGATGGAATTATTAACGGCGTGGATAAAATCCTAGCCAAATTAGCTAAAAAAAATAACTTAATATATAAATAATCATGCCAACCACAGGACCAGTAAACGGCACGCTCATAAGCATCTATAAAGATGTGAGCGGCACACTTAAAAAAATCGCTAACGCGACATCTAACTCGCTCGACATTTCTAAGGACATGATCGACGTTACAAGTAAAGACAGCGCAGGCGCAAAGGAATTTATTGCCGGCGAGTATGGCTACACTTTGAACGTTGAAGCAATCTTTGAAGATGATTCAAGCGTTGGAGCTTCACAAGTTTCTTACAAGGATTTGGTTACAGATTTGCTTGCAGGTACTTTATTGACTATTGTAATGACATCAAACGTAACGGGCGACGAAAAATATACTGGCTCCGCTTTCTTTAGTAGCTTGAGCTTGAGCGCACCAAACAACGATAAAGCAACTTGGACAGGCACCTTGCAGGGTTCTGGCGCTTTGACTTTGGGTACTGTTGCTTAATAGTGTTATATTTGTGCCATGAGCACTACAATTAAACTAGGGGGTGCTGAGCATCCCCTTTTATTTAACATGAATAGCCTTCGTAATATCATGGAGGTTGCCGGCATGGAAACCTTTGCAGATTTAAACTTGCAAAAGGACTTAGCAAAGTCTATGGATTTTGCTTTGAGCTGCGCGTTTTACGGGATCTTGGAAGGCTACGAGGCCCAGGATAAAAAGACGCCTTACCCAACCGTGCAAAAGTTAGGCGCGGCGATTAACAAGTTTCAAGAAATTAGCCCAGCGTTGGAAGGCTTCACGGCTGCAATTACAGATTTTTTTGCACCTGTTGAAGAGTCAACGGGGGAGTAACTGCCAAGGGCGACGGCGCCCCGCTAACTTGGCGCAAGATTGAGCGCATTGCTTACGGCGAAATGATGCTAAGCGAGCAGGCTTTTTTAAAGTCTACGCCTCGCTTTTGGCGTTTAAAATTGGAAGGGATGCGCGAAGCTCAGCAGCAGCAGTATCGCAACCAATGGGAAATAACCCGCTGGGCGGTTGCTACGGGCATGGCCCCGCACTTAAAGAAACCTATTGAACCCAAACGGCTGTTAACATTTCCTTGGGAGGTATCCGATTACCTATCAATACACGACGCTTTAAAACTATATTCGCATGTCTTTGATAAGTTAACCCCAGACGCGAAAGCATGAGCGCACCTATAAAAATAGTCTATTCAATTTTAAGCAATGCGACTGGCGTAACTGCGTTGGTAGGCACGCGGATAAACCCCGTGAGAATCCCGCAAGAGTCAGCATTTCCCGCGATCAGTTACAACCTTGTTTCTATTGCAGCCAACCCAACCAACAGCGGCCACAGTCGCACAGAGTTTGCAAGGGTGCAAGTAAACGTTTACGCTACAAGCTTTGCGGATGCTGTAGAACTTTCTGCGCAAGTGCGAGTTGCTTTTGATGACGCTAGCACTCCAGATACTTATAACGATTCTTACGTGCAAGTAATCGAATACGACGGCGAGAATCATACAGCCGACGACACAGCAGCGTTTGCGGGGTTATACCAAATCAGCCAAGACTATTTACTTAATTATATTTATACGGCTCCGCTTCCTGAGTTTGATTTGCTTTTGGAAAGTGGCGACTTTGTGCTTTTGGAAACTGGTGATAAAATTATAATCTAATGGCTAAAAGTTTAAATATTGTAATTGGTGCGGACATTGAAAAACTGCGCGAAGGGTTTAACAAAGCCATTGCCATAGTTCAAAAGAGCAGCAACCAAATGAGCGCTGAGGTTGCGAAGTCCGCTAAAGGGATGGAGGAACGATTGGCGGCTATTGCTACGCGTAACCCAACAATGGGAAGCGTTAGGCAGTTAACTCAATTAGCAATGGAAGCGCGGGCATTGGGGCCAGAGTTTGCGCAAGTTGCCAATGAAATAATTAAACAGGCGGGCCGAATGAAGGACGCCATCGGTGACACGAGGGCGGAGGTTGCTTATTTTGGAAGTGATACCCGAAGATTGGATGCGGTGCTAGGTGGAGTGCAGGCGGTTGCTGGAGCGTTTAGCGCAGTACAAGGCGCGGCTGCTTTATTTGGAGCGGAAAATGAAGACCTGCAAAAAACCATGGTTAAGCTGCAAGGCGCGATTGCTTTGGTTAATGGAGTGCAAGCGGTTTCTAATATTTTACTAGATGAAAACGCAACCAAAACAGGGATACTTGCATTAGCAAATAAAATATATACAGTGGCAACGGCAGGAGCAACAGCTGCCACTATTGCCTTTAGAGTTGCTCTATTTTCTATTGGAGTTGGAGTGGCTATTGCGGGGATTGCTGCACTAGCCGCTAATTTTCAAAAGTTAAAAGATTATATTTTTCCTGCTGATAAGGCTTTAAGAGATTTTAACGCAACCTTAGATAAAGGTATTGCAAAAAATGAAAATGAAATTAAAATACTAGAAGCCAAAGGCGATACGCTTGGGGCACTTGCATTAAAAGAAGAAAACCTATATAAAACATTAGCCAAAGCCCGCGCTAATATTGGCAAAAATACTAAAGAGACTTGGGGTAAAATTATAGATGACACCAAAGCTGCTTTAACTGTTTTAGGAATTGAGCGCGATAAGTATAACCAAAGCGAACAAGATAAAGCGCAGGCCCGAGTAGATGAGGGTCAAAAGGAATGGCAGCAGGAAAGCGAAAAAGCATATAAGCAACAAGTCGAAAGAAATAAAAAATTATTAGAGGCGGCAATTGAAGGAATAAATCAAAGATACAAAGGCCAGCAGGAAGCAGAGCGTTTTTGGATTGACAGAAATAAAAAACTAAAAGATAAAGCCGTTGCGGACGAATTAAAATCAAAGCAATTTAGCGGGGCTAACATGATCGCAGGCACGGCGGTTGCGCCTGTTTTAATTCAGGTTAAAATTGACCCAAAATCTTTTTCGCAAATAGTACAAGACTTTGATAAGTTAATGACGGACGTCAGTAACGCCATTGCTTCAATGGGCGAAGATATTGCAGTTGCTTTTGGTGAAGCTATTGGCGGTGCAATGTCTGGGCAGCAAGACGTTTTAGCAAATTTTGGCGATGCTATATTAACTGCACTTGGAGGCTTTATGTCGCAAGTCGGTAAAATGTTAATTGCTTATGCTATCAGTATTGAAAAATTGCAAACTGCATTTGCAAACCCGACAGAGGCATTGATTGCAGGTATTGCATTAGTTGCTATTGGAGGGGCTATTAAATCGTCTATGAAAAAAGGGCCGTCAGTTCCAGCCTTTGCCGATGGAGGTATAGTAAGTGGGCCAACGCTCGGCCTTATGGGCGAATATCCCGGGGCGAGTTCTAACCCTGAAGTTATAGCACCGTTGGATAAGTTAAAAGGGATGTTAAAGACAAATGACAGCAGCGGATTTGTAGCTTCTACGAGTATACAGGGCAGGGATTTGGCAATAGTTTTAGAACGATATAATAGAGACTCTAGCAGAGGATAGGATGGCACGCAAATACTTTGGCTCATTTAAGAGCATCCAAAATATAACTTATAAATTAGAGCTTTGGGATGCGCCCACTGGATCACCAACCGCAGGTACAGAATTGATTCTAGCAGGTGAAGGATTTGGCTTAGAGATTCAGGGCGATGGCTCTGCTTGGTACGAATCGCCAATACGACCTAGCCGAGTGTCTAGCCAATGGGTGATACCTAACCAAACGGTTCTAGACGATTTTTTAACTTTGTCTACTAACTTAGAAAATTATTGGGCATTAATTATTTACCGAGATAACACGCCTTTTTTTATTGGGCGAGTTGTTGCTGATCAAATGACAAGATTAAGGGAGGCGATACAAATCAAACCAATTATCGACTTAACCGCTGTTGATGGGTTAGAGTTGTTGGATGGGTTTAATGTCGAAGAATCTTGGTTTACAGACGGCAAAATAAAAGCATCCCAGTTATTTCGTAAGTGTTTAGAAAACTTAAATTTGTCAGAGTATTGGGTAACGCTTGGTATTAATAATAATTATTTTTATGATGCGTCGGTAATTTATGCCACTCAAGCGGTTCGTAAAGGTATAGACATATTGGATTTAGATTTAAATACTTTTGTAACAGACTTTGACCCGTTCCAAGATATTAAATCCATTGACGTTACCAATGGTATTTATGAGCCGTTAAATATGCTAAGCTGCAAAGCAGCGATTGAAAACGTATTGACTAATTTTGGGTGCCGTCTTATGCACGATAAAGCGGCTTATTGGATCTACGCAGCCAATGGATATGCGGGCAGCACAATGGCTTTTAGGCGCTACTCTTATACGTTGCAATACCAAGCGGCTTCTACTTTATCGCATAGGCAAACTATAGGCTCAAACGCCTTGCCTGAATGGATGGCTAAGCCTTCACTTTATTATCAGCCATCTTTAAAAAAGTTGGTAATAAATCAAAAGCGCCAAATGGGTGCTAAAAAAGTAAGGTCTTTTAATGACGGCGCTACAACCGCATTAGAATTAATTTCGACTCAAATACCTACAGGCTCAAACCCAGACACCGCGCCAATGCGTATTAGGGTTGTTTCTAAATCTGAAATATACCGAGCCAGTGGAACTATGAAAGAAGACCGTACTTTTATGAATGTAATAGTATGGATTGAAAATTCATCGGGCGCAAAAATGCAGGCCGACGGCTCTGGTTATTGGCAAAGTGTAGGCGTGGCAGTTGGTGAATTAGTTGAAAAAATAACAGTAGATAATTTAGGAACTTGGGTAGATATTGTTTACGAAAAATCTTTAACTACGGCGCCTGTTGGATTTGATAAATTGTATATTAAAATTGATTACGTTAAAGCGGCTGTAATTACTTACTCAAAATTAAGAGGGTGGCAATCTTCTGCCTTAGTAAATAAAGAATTTTGGGGATCGCTACAAGTTGCCTTTGCGGATAGTTCTGCATATCAAAACCCAGATTTAATTTATGATTTAGCAGAGCAGTTTTTTCCATCTGCTACAAGTTCAGTAAACAGCAAAACTGCGGAAATAGATGCGACATATTACACGGCCCCTAATAAATACTCAATCGGTAACATACTAGTAAGCGACGGCACTAATACAGTTTTAGCCACGGATTGGTATGCAGGATACGATAGCATAACGCACGGCACTTTAACTGCAATGCTGGGCAATACACTTAGCGGGCTTTATGCAAATTTTGTTCCTGTAATACAAGGAACTTGGATTGATAACGGGACTTACTCGCCTATCAAATCCCTTTACTTTGATAACTATACTTGGCTATTAAATGGCGTTAGATACTCTGGAAGGTCAGAACAATGGTCAGGCGAATGGCTTGCAGTGAGCCCAGTTTATACAAGTTTAACAAGCTCAGGCGAAGGATTAAGAATTGGCAAAAGCGGTACGCAAGTAATATCTGATCGTTTAAATTATCAAGAGCAAGCTATTGCAAACCTCGGCGGCTATATTCAAAATGTACCTAATCAAGTATTAGAGCACTTGGTAAACTATGCGGAAGGTGCAATTACTACACAGCCCACGGTTAACACTCGTTACGAGGTGATGCTAGAATATGTTGATAGCAGCGAGGCTGTAAGGTGGCACTTGCAAGAGCATAACGCCAGCGTAAGCTACACGGTTGGAACGCATACAATTACTAACGGCTACGAGCTTATTATTTGTAATACCACGGACGGCAACGTAACTGTAAACTTGCCAAACGCAACCGAAAGCAAGGGCAAAAAATACTACTTTATTAAGACGGCAAACGCCCACGTAGTAACTATAAGCGGCGGGTCGTATAATATAAACGGGGCCAGTACTACTACAATGAACTCGCTATACCAAAGCAAGACAATTATAAGTAACGGCGTGCAGTGGTATATTGTTGGAAGCGTGTAATTTGTTAACACAATAGACGGCGGGGCTTTGTAATTTT